CGCGGCGGGGGGAGAACTGCGCGCCAGACCCTCGAAGCGCGACGACTACTGTATATTTGTACAGTCTTCTGAGGTGACGCATGGATTTCTTCGACCGACCAACGCCCGCGCCCCTGCCTGCGGCCCGCATACGCGAGCTGTACGCGCGAAACCCCTCCGCCGAGGCCTGCGCTATGGCCTGGGAGATTTGGCGCCTGCAGCGCGTTATCGTGGCCCTGGAAGCGGGATTGCGCAGCGCGAGCGGCTTGCGCCACCGCCAGGACATCATTGACCGCGTGACCGAGTTGCGGGAGTACGTTGCGGACGAACCATGTCTGAACGAGGCGCTTGCGGTAAAGCCGGGCGCGAGGCGCGGCGAACAGCGGTGACGCATACGAGGGGCGAAAAAAAGCCCCGCATGCGGGGCTAGTGGTCAACACCGGCGGGGTCACTGCAGACGCGGCGGGCGCGGGCGGGCATCCTCCCCCTCGACCTCTGCTCCGACGACGTAGGGCTTGAACTGCATTACCTCCATCCCCAGCCACGCATTTAGTTCGGACAATCGAGCCTGAAGGGGCGCGATCTCGTTGCGCGCGAACACCTGGGCGGCAGGCATGACCGCGCCGAAACCTCCTGTATTCCCCGGTACGATGCCCATGAGTTGCGGCGGCACGCGGTGCGCTGCCAGCACGTCGTCACGCGTCACAGCTTTGATGTTCAAGAATTCATCCTTCGCAGCCACCTCGCTGAGGGGGATGATTTGCACGCCTTCTTTCTTCCCGTTGGGCGAGTGAAGAAACAGATTTCGGAAGTTGCCCCGCCCCTTTGCGTTCTTCAAAGCAGACCGGATCGCATCGACGTCTTCCTGGCTCGCGCCGTCATCGGTGAAGTACATGATGAATCCCGCATGACTGCCGTTGTTGTAGTAGCGGCGCCGGAACAGCGTCGCACTTTCGTTCAACCATGCGCTTTGCAGCGTGCTGAGGTATTCCGGCAAGCCATATATCTCCTGATTGATATCGGCTTCGCGCAAATGCCAGATGCTGTCCGGTTCAAACTGATGTTCAATGCGCGAGTGCGGCACGAAGAAATGCGTGCCAGGCTCCACGCCGACACGCGTGAACTTCGCCAATGAATGGCGCAATCCCACTACCCTGCCGGTGCGGCTGTAGCGCGCCTCGATGAAGGCATTGCCAAACGTCAGAAAGTTAAGGGCCAGCTCCTTGACCGTCGCAGTGGGCAACAGCGGGTGCGGGACGTAGGTGCTGGCCAGCACGTTGGCCTTGAAATAGATGGCGCTGCTGTGGTGCGTGCTGGCGCGGAAGGACTTGGCCAGCCCTTCAAAGCTGATGGGCGGCTCATACCATCGCCCGTTGTCCAGGCATTCGAGATAGTCCAGTATGTCGCGCCGTTCCATAACCGGCACGGCATCATCAAACGTGAAGGATTCCGCAGTCACGCGCGAGGCATGACTCGCGCTGTGTGCCAGCGGGCCGCCATGTTGGTCGACAAGGGTACTCATCAATTTATCTCCAAAATTGTGCGGCCTGCGCTTTCGCCCGCCAATGATTCATAGTCGAGCGCGTGCATGCACGCCCAGGCCAAATCCGCGTGACTGGTTTCCTTCGCGCGGCCGGCGGTGTAGGTGACGGCGTTGCCGCTCGCGGTAATCGTCTTGCGGATTGCCATAAACGCGGCCGCGATATCGTTCATTCCCGCGTCAAACAGGAATCGCCCCGCGCGTATCAGCTCTTGCGCCTTCAACACAAGCCGCGTCTTCACCTCCGGGCTGTAAATGATCTTGCGCACGCGCGGGAAAAACTTCTTGACGAGCTGATAGACCCCATGGCCCAGGCCCGTGGCATCTATCGCAATGTCCACGACGTTGTATTGCTGCATGAGCTGCTTGATTCGGTCGGCCTGGTCCTCGAACTCTTCGCCGCGCAGTTGGTAGCGCTCTAGAACCCGGAACGGCGCGCCCGGCTTGGTCGGCAAAGCCATGACCACCAGGCCGGCCGAGTCGCCCGTAAGCGAAGGGTCATAGCCGATGGAGACCGGACGAAGCCCGTAGCGGCGCAACCCAAACCAGCTCACATCCGTCCAATCAACCATGGCATCGACCATGCACGATTGCATGACCTTCAGCGGAAAGACGCTCGCCGTATCGTCGATGAATTCGCACATGAGAAGGTTGGCGAACTCATCCGGGCTGTATTCAATCCGCAGCTCATCAATGTCGAAGAGGTTGCAGCCGCCCGCTTCGGCGTCAAGGATCGTGACGATCTGGCGCCACTTCTTGTCTGCTGCCAGCATGCCGTCCTTCAATGCGGCGTGACTGACATCAATGTTCGCGCGCTCCGACTTCGGCCGGCGCTGGTTGAACTGGTCGCCGTTCCATACCTTGAAAGCCTCATGTGACATCGAGGACGGCGTACTGAAGTACGTCTTGCGGTACTGCTTGTGCAGCGCCATGGCGCTGGCGACTTTATTCAACTCCGTGAAGCGCGGAACCCAGAAATACTCATCGAAGTAAAAGTTGCCGTGGTGGCCCTGCGCGGTCCGCGCGTTCGTGCCCAGGAAAATGAGCTGCGCACCGTTGGGCAAAACGATGGGATCGCCCTTTAAGTCAACGTCTGCATGCTCGCGCGCAAAGGCGATGATGTACTGCTTGAAAACGTGCGCCTGCGCCTTGGATGCGGACAGAAAAATCTGATTGCGTCCGGTGGCGATCGCATCAAGCAACGCCTCCCGTGCGAAGTACCACGTAGCACCGATCTGCCGGCTTTTCAAGATCATGCGCGTACGCTGATCCGCATTGCGATACCAGACCTTTTGATAGCCAAATATCTCGCGCTCGAAGGCCTGCAGCAGCTTGGCCGCCTGCTCTTCGCTGATGGCGTTGCGCTCGGGCTTCTTCTTCGGGCTTGCGTTGCGCCGCTCGATAGCTGGATTCAGGTCCGATTCCCTGCCGCCGCTTTCGTACCGGCGCACGCGCGTGGTGCGTTCGAGCTGGCGGCCAAGCAGGTCAATCTCCTTGAAGTCGATGCCCTCCTTGCGCTCCTTTGCGATGAGCGTGGCCAGTCGCGTTTCCAGGCTGCTTTCGATCTTCTGCGCGGCGGTCGCCTCGTCCCACTTGTCGCGGGTCTTCCAGCTATGGACCGTGGTGCGCTTCTCGTCCAGCTCGCGGGCGATAGAAGAGACCCGCCACCCCATCCAGTAGAGGTGTCGGGCACGTCGGCGAGGGTCTAAGGGTTCCGATATTTGCAACATGGTCGCCATGCTGCCGGTAATCCTCGCGCGCGCGTGAGAAGCCGTCTTGTCTCTGCCCGATGCACATCCTCACATCGTGGCGTGACGCCAGCACAACGGCCAACATGGCAACACTCAAAGACCGCCGCCAAGCTCACCTACAACCCAGCGAGATACCCATGAGCAAGAAGTTTTTCCGCGTTGCCCAGGAAGGCCAGACCACCGACGGACGCGTCATCGAACGCAAGTGGTTGCATGACATCGCCGAGACCTACGACCCGAAGAAGTACGGCGCCCGCATCAACATCGAACACATGCGCGGCCTGCTGCCTGACAGCCCTTTCAAGGCATACGGCGACGTGCTGGCGGTCAAGGTGGAAGACAACGCCGAAGGCAAGGCGGAACTGTTCGCCCAGCTCGATCCCACCCCGGAACTGATCGCGTTCAACAAGGCGCGCCAGAAGGTTTACACGTCCATCGAGATTGATCCCGACTTCGCTGGCTCTGGCAAGTGCGGCCTGGTAGGCCTGGCGGTCACGGACTCGCCCGCCAGCCTGGGAACCGACTACCTGGCCTTCTGCGCCGGCATGAAAGACCCGGCCGCCAGCCCGCTGGCGCACAAGAAGCAGAAGCCGGCCAACCTGTTCACCACTGCCGAGCTGGTCGCGCTCAACTTCAACGCCGATACGGCACCCGAGGCCGACGAATCGACCAAAACCTTTCTGGGGAACTTGGGCAAGCTCTTTAGCTTCCTGGGCAGTCAGCAAGCCCCCGCCACGAAGCCGGATCAGACCGTGAGCATGCCGGCAGGCATGAACGAGTTCGCCGCCGAGTTGCGCACGAACTTGGAAGCGTTTGCGACGGCCAAGGACGGCGAGCTGAAGGCCGTGCGCGATGAATTCGCCGAGTTCAAGAAAGGCGTCGTGTCGCGCGATGAGTTCGATGCGCTGCGCAAGGAACTCGACTTGACCGACCGCAACCACAGCCAGCGGCCGACCGCGACCGGCGGCAACGGCAAAGTCGAAACCGACTGCTAACCCCTCA